CTCTACGGCCATCGACACCGCTCTCAGCAAGCTCACGCTCCTCACCGACGAGGTCGGCTGCGCGGCCCGCCGGTCCATCGCCACGGCAGGACAGTTTGTCTATTTCCTCTCCGACGCCGGCGTCTACCGTCTCGACAGCCGCCTTGACCTAAAGCTGCGCGGCGACACCAAACCTCTCAGCGACCCCATCGCCAACCAGCTCACCGAACTCAACGACAGCTTGGTCAAGAACGCGGTCGGCCTGTGGTATTCCAACCGCTACTACCTCGCCGTCCCGCTGGCCGGATCGGACAACAACAACGGTGTCTTCCTTTACAATGCGCTGAACGACCAGTGGGAGACGCGGGACATCTACGCTTTCGGCGTGGATGATTTTGTTGTGGCAACCCGCGCCAACGAACGTCGACTTTTCGTCAGCAACAAGGCCGGACGCCTCATGCTCCTCGACGAGATCGAGGAAGGCGACCAGTCGCCGGACGCGCAGGCCAATGTGGTCACGCCGGTCGCCGGCAAGATCCGCACGCGCCGCTATGGCCTTGGCAGCATGAGCACCAAGCGCTTCGTCCGCAGCCTCGCCGATGTGGTCCTGCCGGATACCGCCAGCGTCACGGTCAAAGCCATCACGATCAACCCCGACAACGAGATTGTCTTAGTGCCGGGCCAGACGAACACCTCGGGCTTGAGCGAAGACTACACTTTGAAGCAACCGATTCGCGCCAAGGCGCACTACTGCGAACTACAATTTGAAACCACGGCGAACAGGCCGGAGATCCGCAACGTCAGCATTGAGGCAGCAGGCCCGAGCCGACCGCCGACTGAGACAAGGAATGCAGCTTAACAACTAAGGAACAAAATCATGGCAACAGTAACAGCAGGATACAACTGGGTGAGCGGCGAGACCGTGACACCGGCGAAACTTAACTCGGCGGCGGCGCCGACTGTGGTGGTGGCGGACAATGAGGTCACAACCAGCAAAATCTTGGACGCGAACGTCACCGCCGGAAAACTCGCCGCCACGCTGGACCTAAGCGGCAAGACCGTGACCCTGCCAGACGACAGCGTTACCGACGCCAAGCTCTCCCTCGCTGCCAACGCCGGCGAAATCAAAAAGGCCCTCAACGCCGACAACTCGCCGCCGATTTTTGCGTGCCGTGCTTGGGTGAATTTTGATGGGACAAAAGACACGACCGGAGCCGTATCAACGGCAAACACCAACCGACTAATCCGCGCCTCGGGCAATGTGGCCAGCGTGCTGCGCAACGGAGCGGGAGACTACACGATTACTTTCACCACGGCCATGCCGAACGTGAATTATGTTGTGAACGGAACGGCGAGCACGGGCGTCAATAACTTAGCGTGCATTTCGCAGTGGTTTGGCGACGCCGCGCAAAACGACGACACAAAGGTAAGAATACTCGTAAGCTACGCGAACACGCTGGTCTACGACACCAAATATGTCCATCTGGCCGTCTTCGCATGACCCCATGGCAACGCGCAAAAGCATGGCACGACGCCAACGTCACGACCGAGAGCTTCGAGGAAACCCTCGGATGGCATCTCACGCACGGCTTGGTCTACTCGACACCGGAGGTCTTTCTCTTGGCGCGTCAGGTATACTGGGATGCAGAGACGGAGGAGGCGCACGATGACCGCGAGCCAAACGCTTGGTTCGTGGAGCTGGCTGCTTCTGCTGGGCATGCAAACCCTGTGCGGGAGTTTATGCGTGTGGCGAGTCGGCCGCAGAAGTGGGCGCTCTGGTGCCGACACAACAGTTTTGAAATCAAAGCCCATGACTGGGCGAAACTAGCAAAGAAAGTGAGGCTATAATTATGGGAGGTGGAGGAGGCAAAAAACAAAAGAAGCCGCAGGTAGAACACCCTGCGCCCTTGGACGTTAAGGCAATCATGCAGGCCGGCAGTGAGGCCGCCGTGAAGCAGATTCAAGAAGAATACCGGCAACTCATCGCCAATTACCCCACGCTGGAAAACCTGTCTTTCGGCACGGTGGAGCGCATCCGTGGACTGCTCAACAACCAAGAGACGCAAGACGCGCAGTCCGCCGTGCGCCGCGCCATGGCGTTGAGCCGTGACGAAGACGCCGATCCGACCAGCATCGAGCGACGACTCTACGACGACACCGAGCGTGACTTGGCGCTTGGCCGTTCACTCTCACCGGAGCAGGAGCGCGCAGCACAGCAGTCCGCCCGCGCTGCCTTCGCGGCCAGAGGCTTGGGCACGTCGATGGGTGGCAGCGCCGCCGAGATCCTCAACCGTGACGCCATGGCTACTCAGCGAGAAGCCGAGCGGAGGGCGGCTGCGTCTCAAGCGAACAACATGATGATGGGCAATGTCATGAACCGTCGCGGCATGATGGCCGACAACCTCTACGCCGGCGCCGGAAACTTGCTGGCGGTTGATCCGCAGAACCGCGCGCTGGGCATCGGGCTGCAAAGCGCCCAGAACCAGCAGGGCATGATGATGAACCAGATCGGCAGCGCGTTCGCTGGCGCCAACCAAATGGCGGGCAACGCGGCGAGCTTCAACTTCAACGCGCAGGAAAGCCGCAACAATGCCGCAATGAACAACTGGGCGTCCATGCGCGCGGCGAACATGCAGGCCGGCGCGGCCAACAACTCGGCGACCATGGGCATGATCGGCAGTGGCGTTGGTGCCGCCGCCGGTCTGGCCGTTGTGGGCATTGCCATCTAATGACAAAATTAGTTTCAGAGACGTGTGGCAAGATTGAGCGTTGGCTGGGCGCCAGCGCCAGCCCCGTCGTGCTTTGGAGCGGCGGCAAGGATTCAACGGCGATGCTGCACCTGATCCGCCATAAGGTCGGGGCGAAGTTGCCGGTGATCCAGTGGCGTGAGCCGCGCTTCCGGCACCGTTACGCTTACTCAGACATGCTCGCTCAAGCGTGGGATCTGGAGATGTATGACTATGCTCCGAGCGGATACGCCATCACCGATGGACATGATATCGAAACCGGAATCCCGCGTTTTGATTTTGTAAAGTTCTACGAAATGGCGCCGAACAAAGTGATGTCGCTGTGCCTAGGAACTGAATATCCGAAAGACGGCGAGCCATATTTGTGCGGGCTGGAAGCTCTGAAGCGCCCAACCGGCACGTTCAACTTCCCGTGGGATGCCGCCTTCCACGGCCAGAAGTCGGCCGACGTGGATCTTATCAAAGGCCAAGTGCCGCTCGCGCAGGACGTTTTGGTGCAGGCCGGCATTCCTACGCAGCTCTACCCGATGCGCCACTGGTCGGATGCCGACATCTGGAACTACCTTGAAGCCGAAGGCGTGCCGAATGACGAGACGCGCTACGAGAAGGCGGACGGCGTGTGGCGACACCGGAAGGATAAGAGCGCGAACAGCGACTACTATCCGGTGTGCTGGAACTGCGTGAACCGGCACCTCGGAGGCACCGTCTGGTGCCCGAAGAATCAATGCGAGACGAACAACATCAGCCATCTAGCACCCTACATCGACCTGCAATCGGAGGCGCAGGGCTTCCGCCCGACATGGAGCGATACGACTGTCAACGGTGTGGCGCATGCTGCAGTCACAAGTGGAGCTGGCCAGTCTTACGACGAGACCGAAGCGACGCCGCTGGCATTCCGCAATGGATGCTTAGAGACGACTACCCTTTGATGAAGACGACGAACAACCGCTGCGTGGCGCTGACCGGCGAAGTCGGATGCGGCGTCTCTTGCTCAATTTACAACAACCGGCCAAACGCCTGCCGCGCGTTTGTGGCGGGATCACAACTGTGCCTTGAGGCACGGGCTGCGGCGGGAATCTTGGAGGAATAAAAACTATGTTTGCTTACAACCCAACCGTAAATGATGAGAGCGGAGCGATCCGCGGACAGGGAATTGTCAACTCGGCGCAGATGAATGCGCAGGCGAAGGTCCAACTGGCCAATGATATTGGCGGGGCTTTGGTTAGTTTGGCCGGGGCTTATGGGCAGTCCCGCGACAAGCGCTCCGCCCTCAAAGGCATGGACACCGCGATGGGCGCGATGGCCGACATCGGCGCATTGCCCAAGGGCTTCCTTAACAACTACAACCAGCTCGACGACGATGTCCGGCCGTTTGTGTTCCAAGCCCTAGCCTCCCCCATGTTCCAAGCCTACCAGAAAAAGCAAGGCTACAAGGATTATGCCGAGGCCATGAGCGGATTGTATGGAGGTCGTGGCGGCGGCATGCCGGGAGCTGACTCTGACTTCTTTGATTTCTAAAAATGGACGCGCTAACCAACACCAATGCGCCGATGATGTATGATCTTCGGCGGTTCGCAAACGAAGTCATGGGCGTGCGCGGTGTGCGGATGCGCACCGACTCGCCCGAGTTCAAGTTCATTGCCGACCAAGCAAAGAAGTTCAACGACATGCGGATGCAGGCTTTGTCTGCTGGTCCGCAATCCGAACCAAAGTTCATGTCCATCACCAACGCCGAGGGGCGCGTGATCGACGTGCTTATTAAGCCCGATGGTGAACCAATGGTCATTGAACCGAAGACGCTGAACACTCAGCAGGGCATGTTCACGATGGCAAACGCGACAAACGCCGCACCTATCATTGATCCGCGCACCGGGCAGCAAGTGAAAGGATATGCCGCAGGCATTGACCTTGGCGAAGACGCGGCACCGCTCGGAACTTACACGCCCGGACAGGCTGCCGCTCCCGCGCAACCGCCAGCCCCAACGCCCATGCCATCTGCCGCCCCCGCGCCAGCGCCACAAGCCCCACAGCAGGCGCAATCCGTGCGAGTCATTTCACCTGACGGGCGCATGGGAATCATCCCGGCAGCCCAAGTTGACCAAGCAATAAAACAAGGATTCCAGTTGGCGCCTTAACATGGTTGTCGATTTCATCCCAGACGACACCGCAGCCACCGGATCTCCCGATCCATTGGACGCGACCCCG